GAAATTGAAAAGAAAAAATATTTTAAAGAAATATATGATAAGTTATCTGAACTTGAGGTTAATATGGGTGGCACTAACTGGATTGTTACCTATAAGAACAATCAACCATTTAAATTTGATGACTTAGAATCAATATGGATTAAGTATGATAGCAAGAAACTTATTAGTAAAATTTATGATGAGTGGCTTATGATTCAGGTTGAAGCTATTTCTCAAAAAATTATGGGTATTAATTAGTGAATTAGGTGCATCAAAATAGAAGATTAAAATTTTTTATATAAAATGTTTGGAAATTAGAAAATTAATTTTTACATTTGTCACATGAAATTGATAAACAAGAATAAAAAAGCTTATTATGAATATCAAATTAATGAAAAATATATTGCTGGTATACAACTGACTGGTTCTGAAATAAAACCAGTTAGAAACCATGAGGTTAGTATATCCGAATCTTATTGCTATGTAAAAGACGGTGAGGTTTTCGTAAAGAACATGTACATTAAACCAAATGAGAGGTCTAATAATCACGATAACCACGAACCATATAGAGAAAGAAGATTATTATTAAATAAAAAAGAAATTATTAAATTAGAATCTAGTGTAACGTCTAAAGGTATGACTTTAATAGTTTTAGATATACATGAAACTGGAACTGGATTAATAAAATTGACGTTGGGATTGTGTAAGGGTAAAAAGTTGCACGATAAACGAAATACAATAAAAGAAAGAGACCTGGATAGGGATTTAAAACGAAAATATAAATAACAATAAAATAACAAAACATGAAAAGAGGAATCAAAATTACAGAACGATTTACAGTTGGTGAAACAGAATCATTTAAAAAATATCTTTCAGATGTATCAAACATAAAAACATTTGAAACCACTGAAGAGGAAGTCACATGTGCTAAAAAAGCAGCTAATGGCGATAAAAAGGCCATGGACGAATTAATAAGTAGAAACTTGCGTTTTGTTATTAGTGTTGCAAAACAATATCAAAGAGAAGGTGTTCAACTAGAAGACCTGGTAAATGAGGGGAACTTTGGTTTAGTACACGCTAGTAAAAAGTATGATGTTAATTCTGGGAATAAATTTATATCTTACGCTGTTTGGTGGATTAGAAGTTACATACAAACATTCATTAGTAATCATTCTAAAACTATTAGAATTCCAGTTAATAAAAATACTGAACTGATTCGTTTTAAAAATAAAATTAATGATATAACCCAAAAACTGGGTAGAGAAGTTCACATTGAAGATTTATTAGACAACATAGAAGACATGTCTGAAAAAGAAATCATAAATATGGTTAAAGTTGGTTCACTTTCAATATCTTCCATGAATAAAAAATTAAATTCTGGTGATGATACTAGCGGAACCATAGAGGACCTACTTGTTTCAGACTTTTTTGAACCAACTGATGACATTGTTAATAAAAATGATTCTAAAGCGCAGTTAAGTAGATTATTAAAATACTTAAAAGTAAGAGACAGAATGGTATTAAAACTTTATTTTGGTGTAGATTCGCCTTGTCCGATGAACTTACATGAAATAGCTACCGAACTGGGTATAACTAGAGAAGGTGTTAGACAGATAAGGGATAAGAGTCTAAGAAAACTAAGAGTGTTGGCCAAACAACACAATGTTGATATGAATATGTTCTAATCATATATGTACACATTTGTGTACATGGAACAATTTTTTTAATCGTTTCAACATATTTATATACAAGGATAATAAAAAAATTATTATGGACAAAGATTTAATTAAAAATATGATTAGAGAATCTCTTTTATCTGAAAAAAAGGTGGAAAGTAAAAGTAAGGAGAAGGAAGACTCTAAAGATAAAGAAGAAGATGAACAAAGGTCTAAATGGTATACAGATGTGCAAAACGCATTAGATAAAGACAAAAACCCAACTGCCCCATCACAGGTTGGTGTCATGAAGTCTATGGGAATTCCAGATGACAAAAAAGGTGTTAATAGGTCTTTATGGGGTAAAAAATTACATAGAGATAAAAATGATGAAGGCGGGGTTTACGAATTCTCATTTGATGAATTGGCTCAGATTAGAGCAATATTAGGTATGAGATAATCTTATATATTATATTATATATTCAAAGCCATGCAGAAATGCGTGGCTTTTTTATTATAGAAAAATTTAATTTTTTATTTGGATATGTGAAATGTTATTTGTAATATTGTAACGTAAAATTAAAAAAAACGAATTATGTCTAAATTAAACGGAAAAGAATTAGCAAACGAATTAACTAACTTTGTGAACAATTATAATTGTGACCATGAAGAATTTATTAACGCATTTTGCAGAGAACATAGAACACTACAACAATCATCTTTTAGATTATTCCTTATGTTATTAGATAGAATAGCATCAGATGAATATAGCACAGATTTAAGAAATGAATCATCACATAAAATTGCTAAAAAAATGATTAATGGTTTTAAAAAAGTAATCATTGAGGAACAAATTGCTAGGGGTAGTAGTAAAGAATCCGCAAATCAATATGCGGAGAGTGATTATGCTAAACCACATAAATTTTTAGGGCATATATAAAATAATACATGTTTTATTTGGATAATTAAAATATTATCCTTACATTTACCAAAAATTAATCATTAAAAAAATATAACCATGAGTAAAGTAGCCAAGTTAGTTTATTATTCATTTGCTACAAGAGTAGTAGTAGATGAGTCTTCAACGGAAGATGATATAATAAGAGAATCTAAAAGAAAAATTTTAGAAAAAGCACAAACGGAATTGGGCGAGAATCTTGAAGAAATCATTGATGATGAAGAATGCCCAGTAGGTACGTTTGAAACAGACCTACCAAGTATTGATAGAGTCATTCTTAACACATCTGAGAAACAATACGTGTTAATAGGTAAAGGAATACCAACACAAGTTATAAAGTTCGATAATTATACCGATTGGGATTCAGTTGAAAATCTTGATGGTGTACCTGTGTTTGATGTTCAAATTGATAATGACAATCAGACAATAGATGGAAAATTAGTTGGTAACGCAAAGCACCCATATACATTTCAATATGTAAATCTTATTTGGAGGGAAGACCAAGATAATTGGGAAGTAGGTTTAGATTATGAAGGCGTTGATGTTGAAGTGGTCACAGAACCAATAGTAGATATTCTCACAAAAATGTTACGAGAAAATTTGGTAAAGTAAAATATTATTCGTAATATTGTAAACAACATTAAAATTAATCATTATGAAATTATTTAAAGAAGGTAAAATTTTCGATTTAGAAACATCAACTTTAGTGGGCATGAGTACATGGTTTACTCACTACGATACCAAGAGATACAAGTATTACCAATCAACAAAGGGAACATTCTTTTCAATTGAAGAACGTGCCGAAACATTTAATGACACACATTGTTGGGTTATTAATAAAGATGGTACTAAAAGCACTTTAGGTAGTCTTCAAGAAACACTTAGCGATAAAGTTAAAATAAAACAAGTTATACCTTTAGGTGTTATGGAAGACAAAAGACTTATGAAGCTATACGATATAGCAAATGACACTAATAGAGTTAGCATGATGGGTACTGACACTAAATATAGTCTAACATTTTTTCGTGACTATGAAGTATTATTTGACTTAGAAGAAGTATAAGTAAAAAAAAACCTACGAATAATTTGGTAAATTAATTTATTATTCGTAATATTGTATAAATCATTTAAAATTATAATCAATGGGAATGTACGGAGAAGTGGAAATCATAGCCACATACGAAAAAACAGAACAAGCCGAGAAAGAGTTTGACAACTTACAAGATAACGCAACTGAGTTCATAAAGAAACAAATGTCAGACCAACCATTTGACTTTTATTTAACAAATTGTGATTTGGAAGGCACATGTATAATAATCAAAATTTGTAGTGATAGAGTTCAAAATGCTGAATGGCAGAGCGAAAAATTATTTGAGTTTATGAAAACCACAGAAGGACTCTATGAATTTACTGCCGAAGTAATGACACCAGAAAATATTATATTCTGGAACAAAGATGATGAAGAATAATATATAAAATAATATAATCATGGAAGAATATAGAATAAATTTAATCGAAGAAGATGATATAGTAAATTTTGAAAGGTATGACCAATTATCATATCAAGACAAAGGGGTAGTCGTTGAACTATTTGTCAATGATTTTTATGTGGGAGATATGGAAGTTTGGGGTGATTCAGAAGTTGGGGGTAGAGAATATGTTTGTATCAATCATGAAATAATTTATTTAGATGAATTAAAAACCAAATAATCATGGAAAGTGTGAGAAAAGAAATACAAAACTGGTTAGAGTTAGTTGCTAGAACAGTTAAGAATATACCATTTGATAAGGAAGTTGATTGGTTTGATGTAGAAGATGTATATACTGGTTCTCATAGCGATGCAGAAACACCAACGTATATAGCATATAATGGTGAAAAATTATCATATGAAACTGTATATTGTGATGCGATAGCCATTGACCATATGTGTCAAGAGGTTTTAAATGGTGACTTTGAACAAGCCATGAGAATCATAGAAAGATACAGAGGTGTAAAACTAACCGAAGATGAGTATGGTTTTAAGAAGGAATTAAGAAAAAACTCACTAATAAGAAATTAAATAATTCAACAAAAGTTTGGATAATTAAAATATTATTTATACATTTACAACATGAATCTTGAAGAAGAAATAGAAGTAGTTATACTATGTGAAAATTGTGGACACAATAGAGGAACTTTCGTTTGCCTAGAAGAACCACTATATGGTCTTGCGGAATGTAATAAATGTTCTAGTGGTGTAGAAATTCATTTATTAGAAAAATACACATTAAATAATATTAAATTAGAAATAGATTTGGATAATTAAAATATTATCCTTACATTTACAAAAACATTAATCAAATATATAACCAATTATGCGACAAGAAATTAAAAAAGCAATCATGGATTTAATCTACACTGGTGATGCAAAACCAAGAACTATATTTACTGATGGTAGTCCTATAAAAGATAAGTTAGAACTTATTGAACAAGCAGTTGATGAAGTATTAAAAGTAATCAATGAGCCACAAAGAAAATTATATTGTGGTTGGATGATTTCTGATGTTGAACATATGTTTAGACAAATGCAAGTTGATGATGGTAAGTTTACCAATATAGAATATACGGATGAACTAGGTGAAGATGTTATGAATTTAGTTGAACGTAGATTTGATGCTGAATACGGAGTTGCTTGGTACAATATTGAATCAGCTATCGAAGAAATCATGGAAGATTACGAGAGTTAATAATATAGTGGGTAGCCTGTGTTTGCTCAGAGTAACCACTTAAAATAAGAACGGAAAATCTGCCGTTGTCTTTAGTTGAAATGACCGTAAAAATTAAACAACCAAAGGGTGAGATGCCCTTTGTTTTTAACTATATATAAAATAATATAATTATGAATTACGAAGTAAAAGAAGTTTTGAAGTCAATTGAAGTAATTGAATCAAGTAAAGAACTGACTAGCGAATTGAGAAAAACATTCGCAACAGATTTCCCAATGATTAAAGCATGTGTTAAAGAGAATCTAATTAAAGATGAAGCCATATCTTTAATTCAAAGGATAGCACCAGTTTGTTTTAAGATAAATGGAACAGTATTTTTAAAGGGTGAAACCAAAGGTGAACATGACCTTGTCGGTGATGAAATGGCTTACCAACCACTAACTGAATTGTTTGATATGACACAAGAAATAGCCACTGGTGATAGTTACTCTTTCTATGTGTCTAATACAGATTACTTTCCCTTAGCAAGTGTTGATGAAATATTGGAAGTTAAAGAGTTTTTAAATTCATTATAAAATACTATAAATTATGAAAGTTAACGCACCAGAAAAAGCAGAAATAATAGAGTTATTTTTATCAAAGGATAAAACACCTATTGCATACCAAAAAAAGGTCGAAGAACTAATTAGAAGTGGTCTTAGCGAGGAGGAAGCAGAAAATTTTGTTTCAACAACACCATTCGAAATGGAATTTTATTATTCAGATAACTTAGGATTATTCCTAGTGGAATGTGAAGCAGTTGACAATGCTATATTGGTTGACCCATATAGTGGTGAACCCCTTGAATATTTTGATTAAAAATAAATAATATGTTAAATTTAAGAGAACAATTTGATTACGTTAATAAAGTTGTAAATAGTTGTAAAACTGAAAAACAAAAAAAACACGTTTATGGATGGGCAGAAAATTGGGCAAAACGTATGAAGCGTATTTACCCCAATAAAATACATTCTCATACAGATTTATTTTTAGATGTAATATCAAAAAATTATAATTAATTTGTTTTATTAAAATATTATTTGTACATTTACATAAATCAATTAAAAAATGTAATAATCATGGAAGAAGTAAACATACATAACCTAGAATTAGAAATAAAAGGTCACGTTGATAGAAACATAGTTGATATTGGTTCTTTAACCTTATCAGTAGATGATAGAGAATATATATTAGATGTGACACAATCATATTCATATGAAACGGAAAACTTTTCTGGTGAACCAATACTAAGAATTACTTGTGATTTGGAGGTAGATAAAGATACGTTTCAAGATTGTCCTTACGACATAACAAAACATGATTTGTTAGATTCAGACCACAACGATTTAAACGCAGAACTATACGTTGGTGGTGAAGAAGATTTTGAAGTAGAACAAATATTATTACACTTTGATATTGATGGTCAAGATTATCAAATAAAAGTTAAAGAAGAAATATAAAATTATGAGTGAAAAAGAAAATTTAGAAAGCCAATTGGATTATTTAAAAAGCCAATTAGAGTGGTACAATCTTTTTGTGGATTACACACAAAGTGTGGATATAAACCTATATAATGAAGCATGTGAATATTCCGATAGAGAACATAGTCTGAATGAAAACAATGACTTAACGTGTTCGGAATGTGCATCAGATGTAGATTTGTGTGAATGCTAATAAAATAATATTTACAAAATATATAAAAAAAAAACGACATGTCAGATACAAATAAAGATTTGTTAGATTATAATAGAGATTATAATAAAGTAAAAGAAATCGTGAGAGAATACCTAGACATTAATGGGTGGAACTACATACCAAATTTTGGTGAGTTCAATAGTGAACAATATTCACATGTTTTAAGTATAGGAACTGAGATTATGTTAAACCATTGGGGGATGAATAAATATGATTCTGGTGGGTTCATATCAAGTTTCATTAATAATGACTTAGAAGGTACATACGCACAAGCAGACAGTATAAACCAAGAATGTGTTAGGTTTTATCTGATGTTAAAACATAATGTGTCATTAGTTTTAGTATAAATACTTACTTAATTAATTATTTTTTATTAAATTTGTATTATAAAATCAATTAAAATGGAGAAATTAAGAGAGTTTTTAAAAGAATTTGGTACTGAATCAAATCTAAACGAAAGTAAGGAAAAAATAGAATATAATCTTAGAGAAAACCATCTAGTCACTTTTGAGAATAAATCATATTATATACCAAAAGAAAACTATTTTTATGGTGATGAAGAAGAATCTATTATTAATACTTTAAAAGAAAATTCAAAATAAATTTGGAAATCTAAAAATATATTTGTAATATTGTATTGAAAATAAAACGTGGGTGTGGTCGAGAAGGCACTCCAAACAGAATCCATTATAAAAAGCAGTCCACGTTTTTTTAACAACAAAATAAAAACATAAATCATGAAAAGTAAACTAAAAATTAAAAGTGAAGATTTTATTAACTGGTTTTTCAAAAGTGGTGCAGACCAAGACCAAGAAAGTGAAGCATTACGATTAGGGCATAGTGTAATAGAAGAATTATTAGGTGGTAAAGTAACCATAACACCACAAGATATATTAGATAGGTGCGAACCAGTTGTAATTCCAATAAGTATTATTGAAGGGTTTGAAGATGACGATAGTTTTTCTGAAATTGATGATGCAATAGCAGAAGGTAAAATCAGTAATGATTTCGAAATTAAACTCATATAATATACCATGAAACCAAATGTTATAATAACCGATAGTAGTGTGACAATCACGCATAACAACGAGGAAATACTGCACTGGATATCGGATGAATGGGAAGAAGACCCATCAATAGTTCCTAGCATAACAAACGCAATAAAATTAGCATATACCGATGTGCTACAATTAAGAGAATTAGTGGGTAAACCACTATAAAAGTATAATCTATCATGATTATGTTTTAATGTTGAGGAGAAGTGGTTATGAATAAAGTAGTAACCACTTTTTTATATTATGTTTGGATATATAAATATTTATTTGTATATTAGCATAACAATATTAAAATAAAGATTATGGAAATGTCAGTATTCGATGCGAATGTTTTAAAACATTATAACTACTCTGAATTATTAGTTTTCAGAAATAGACTAATACAAGCAAAAAAAATTAGCACTGAGGGTAAAGAGTTAGCCAGAGTTTCTGGAGAACTGATGTCGGCAGTAGAGTTTGAAAAACAATTAATTGTCGCAAATAAAAACTTATTCACCATTGATATCGTTATGACAATCAAGGAATCTGAGGTTTTTGACCTCACAGGTAAATATGATATCATAGGATTAAATTAAAAATAATGAAAAAGTATATGACAAGAGAACAAGTTGTAGCCGATTTTAATTATAATTTTTCTGATTTATTAAAAAATCTTACATTAGAAGATATTGAACATTTTTGGTATTTAAACTTAGATTTATTGACTCAAAATAAAAAAATAAGTCAAAAACAGAGAAATATTTGGGTTTTCAATAAAAAAGATTTGGAATTCTCATTTTAATTTTGTAATATTGTATTGTAATTAAAAAAAAAGTTTATGAAACAGATAACAGAAGAACAATTCTACAACCAATACGAACTTATTGAAAATCATATTGATGATAACTCATCATTCAATGGAAACATGTTTGAAACATTTGGTGATGAATTAACATTTGTTAAAAATATGAGTAAAGAAAATAGAGTAATCACAATAATTGAAGGTGATGAAGATTTCGAAAACGAATTTGGTGAACCAACATTAAATATGTTCTATGTATCTGGTATGCACTTGGTAAATCGTATAGGGTATTTAGTAACCAAAGAGCCAATTACTGAAGAATTTGAAGTTAAATTAGAATAACTTTTGGATGAGTGAAAACTTATGCCTATATTTACAACAACATTAAAAATAAACCAATATAATCATGCGATTAACAAATACAATTATTAACAATAAAATCGCGAACAATGGTAAAATCAAGATTTAATAACAGAACACTAGAAAAAAGTTTAGAAGAAATTTTAAAATACAACACATCTGCTGAGAAAGGCACTATAAGTGGTAACTCAATAGAAGTTATGGAAGGAAATGCACATACCTCTTTCATATATTATGATGATGAAGAATCGTGCAACGAAGATTTAAAAATATTAAAAAATATTTTAAAAGAAAATTTGGATAATTAAAATATTATTCGTACATTTACACCAACATTAAATATTAACAATTAAAAATTATAATTATGGGATTAGATATGACATTATCAAAAAAAACTTACGTTCAGAATTGGGATTTTCACAAAGAAAAAGAAAAGCACACCATTTCAATTAAGAAAGGTGGTAAAGTACGCAAGGACATTAAATCAAAAAGAATTTCTTATATAGTAGAAGAAGTAATGTATTGGAGAAAAGCAAACGCAATACATTCTTGGTTCGTTGAGAATTGTCAAAATGGCGTTGATGAATGTCAAGAATCATACGTAAGTGTGGAACAACTTGAAGAACTTGCAAGTTTATGTGAGGAAGTTGTACAAACAAAAAACACATCATTACTTGAAACACAAAGTGGTTTCTTCTTTGGTAGCACAGACTACGATGAGTACTACTTTCAAGAATGTGAAGAAACTGCAAAAGTTATAAGAGAATTATTATCAGAAGAAACACCAGAAGGTTGTAATAAAGGTTCTTTCTATTACCAAGCATCGTGGTAGAATATATAAGATACTATATCATTAACATTTAAAATATATAATATGAATTCAAAAACGGATAGCATGGGTGAAAGACTATTAAAAGGAATAATCAATTATTACGAGGATGAAGAATTCTTAAAAGCCGATGGGTTTGATGATGCAGTCATTGGTGTAGATGAATCAACACTTAGATTGATATACTCAACAACAAAGTGCGTTGAAATATTAATAGAAAGAGATGATATGGAGTTTGATGAAGCATTAGAATACTTTGACTTTAATGTTAGGGGTGCTTATATGGGTGAGAAAACACCAATATGGTGTGAAGATATGCTTTATGAATAACATATAATATAAGTTAAAAAAAAAATTGGGAAATAATTTGGTTGTTTCCCATTTTTTTTGTAGTTTTACATTATTAACATTAAAAAAATAAAATTATGGGATGGTGGAGTACAGATATTTTAGGTGGTGATAGTGCTTTAGATTGGAAATCAGAATTATACAATAAGATTGATGTTCAATACAAAGACAACTTTGGTTATAGAACTTTAAAACCAAATGATATGCCCAGTAAGACTCAGAATAATCTAATACAATATGTTTTAGATTCAACTCAAAAATCATTTGATGATTGGGGCGAATGCGATAGTAGAAGTATTGGTATGCAAATTATAGCACTTATGATTATAGAATCTGGTGCTAAAATCACTAATAAAAATAAGAAGGAACTAATCAAGTGGATAAAAAAAGATGAATGGGCAGAAGAAAACGATGAACGAAAAGACAACATTAATGACCTATTATCTGCTATCAAAAAATACGATAGTATACCAATGATTTATCAAGGTGAAGGATTATTTCAAAAATTAGCAGAAAGAATCTATGGAACTGAAATACAACCTAGTGGTTTTAAAAATATATAAGATAGTATGAACATATTTGTATTAGACCAAGACCCAAGAGTATGTGCAAGATATCACAATGATAAACATGTTGTTAAAATGATTCTAGAAACTGCACAATTATTGTGCGGTGTACACCATGTTACAGAATCAAATTTAGATGTACCATATGGGTTATCACATAAAAATCATCCATGTTCTATATGGGCAAGAAAATGCCTAGAAAATTATATATGGCTTTGTGAACTAGGAATGGAACTATCTACAGAATACACACACAGATACGGTAGAAGACACAAATCGCAAGATATTATAGAATGGTGTTTAATTAACTTACCTAACTTACCAGAATTTGGTAGAATAACAGAACAACCAAAAGCAATGCCCGATGAATGTAAAACTGATGATGTGGTAGAATCATATAGAAGATACTATATTATGGAAAAAAGGGGGTTCTGTAATTGGAAAAATAGAGAAATACCAAATTGGTATAAAATAAATTTGGATAATTAAAATATTATTCGTACATTTACAATATAAACATTAAAAAAATATACTATGAGCAGAAGAATTGATGAAATAGATTTACAATTAGGTTTAATAAGAAAAGAACTTGATACTGAATACGAATCACTTAATAAAGAACTAATAACCATTAATGAGAATATTAGATTATTCATATCACAATACTTTGATTTCCCAATAGAGATTATTAATCTAGTTTGTGTGTCAGATTATAGCACAAAGATTGAAGTTAAATGTGATGATGGTTCAAGGAAATTTGGTTCAGATATTACAATATATCATGATAGGAGATTTAATGATAAACGTGAGTATTCAATAGGTTATTTCTCAACTGGTGTTAATGAATCATCAACACAAGACCTATACTACTTAGAATTATTAGGTAAAATATCAAAAGATTTTAGAACTAAAAAAACTTTTATTAAAGAGTTAGCTAAAGCACTAAAAACTATTAGAGGATTTACTAAAAAAACTGATGGTTTACATAGTATAGAAAGAAAATTAAAACATGAGAAATCAGAGTTAATTCAAAAAGATATAGTAAATAAGATATTATCTGATAAGGGCATTAAACTAAAAGCAAGTGTTAGAGAGTTTATTAGAGATACAGACTCTAGACAATCTTACGTTAGAGAATTAAAGATTCTTAAAAAAACTGATAACACAATCACAATACAATACCTATGTAATGATGGTTACGAAATAGATACTTACAGACAAAATATTTATGATGCTGAACGCACACTTGTCACTTATTTTCGTAGATACGAAAACCAATGCAAAGTTAATGAAGAAGATTTAGCAAAAAGATTAGTAAGATAAAGTTGTATTTTTTTAAAAAAATTTGGGGAATAATTTGGTTGTTTCCCATTTTTTTTGTAGTTTTACATCATAACATTAAAACAATATATCATGTCACTTTTAGAAAGTATTAAATTAGAAGATATTATCAACGATTCCAATAAGAAAATCGAAAACTTAAGTAAAGTCATAATCAGATGGGCAAAAGAAAGACACTTACTAGATAAGATAGGATTTGAAAAGTATAGGGAAGAATATAGAAAAAATAATCTTATATTCTGGGTAAGCGATATAAGTCTTTATAGAGAAGGTGTAAGTAAAGCATATAATAAATTATATGGTAAAGAAATATCAGTAACTTTTAATGAGTTAAACAATATTGTAAATTATACCAATGATGAAATAGGTAGAACGTTATTCATCGTGAAATCAAATACCTTTGGTGTACCATCAATAAGATTAAAATAAATTTGGATAATTAAAATATTATTCGTACATTTACAACAACATTAAATATTAACAATTAAAAATAAAAATCATGGGATGCTTTAGTTTTATATGCAAGGAGTCTGATAAGCCAGTATCAAGCGATAGTTTTAATGGTGACTCAGTTAGAATGTACCTACTAGAAAATGGTAAGGTAATTGAAGAAATGAGGGGTGAATACGATTCTTATGGTCGTTGCTTTGACTCCAATGGTAAATCAATGGAATGGAATAGAAGTTGGTCAGAAGTATGTGACCTTATGTTCTCAAAAAATGATGGTGATGGTATTGCGGTAATACTAGAAGAACACTTTAATGGTAAAATACCAACAACAAAAAGCGAAGATGACCCAGAACAAGGTTGGTCATCAACTGATTTTTCCATCAACCCATACCTAAAATCAACACATATTATATACGATAAGAATGAGCCATTATATAAGGTAAACTAAAAACTTATAATTATGAAACTTATATTAATAGCATCTGTTAAAGATGGAGATAGGCAAGAATTAGAATCAATAGAAAACCAAAAGTTTAACTCAGTTAATCAAATAAGAGATTCGTTAGGCTTTCCAGTAGACATATATAGCCTAACTAAATTTATGGATGCGTGTAATGATACCGATGATGATTCAGAAAAATCTGAAAGGATTAATATAGATGAGTCTTGGCTTGGTTATGTGGAATTAGAATAAAAACACATATTTTGCTTTCTTATGTGAAAAAAATGATATATATTAGTATAAAAAATATATTATGAGCAAAGCACCAAAAAATTATATCACTTGGGTTTTCACCGACCACTACTTTAAAAATGGGGTGGGAAGACTTAAATTTGTAGCAACATTATTCGCAATATCCATGCCTTTTTATGCAATACCACCTGTGTTGCAAGAATATAACGAAGGGTGGATTCCACTATTACCAGTCATAGGAACTTTTATAGCAGTATTTGGATTCTTAATAGGTATAACCCTACAACCATACGGAATATATAAAAGACTGAAAAGAATGAATTGGTGGGATAGAGAAAAAAAGTTCTAAAATATTTGGTTATATCAAAAGTAATTCCTATATTTACAATATCAATAATTAAAACAATTAAAAATTATGGGAATTTACATAAACATTACTGACAGAAGACTTACTAAAAAGAACGTAGAACTAAATGGCGAGAAAGTTAGCGTTGATTTCGCACCATTCAGCCATAAGCCATCTATCAACTATGACAATCCACCAGAGATTGAAAAAAAGATGGAACGTGCTTGGAACATGCCTGAAGATAAACAAGCAGACTATATTGTATTTGCTAAACCAAGTGATGAATACTTAGATAGCTACCATGTATATAAAAACAACAAGAAAGGAGTCTGGTCTGATGGTTCTGGTTTCTGGTCTGGATTACATTGGGAAAATGACCTCGTAGGTACACTAAAAAATAATGGTAGAAAATGGTTCATAGAACCAAAAGAATTACCAATCGAATTAAGATAAAAATAATTCAAAATGAATCAAGATAAAGAAAAAATAATACTATCAAAAATAATTGTGGGTATTGCAGTAGTAATTGGCGTTATAACCTTTCCACCAATAATATTTATAGGAATCTTAGCATATGCTATATACACCCTATACCAAAAATACGGAAAGTAATTATAATGAAAAAAATTATACGCAAAATTTATTTATGGTTTGAACTAATTAAGAAAAAACCAAAACGCAAATCAATTTGGGATTTATAAATTAAAATGAAACTGGAAGAACAATTAACTCAAGAAGAATTGGTGAAATCATTTGAAATAGTAAATGATGCCTTTCAAGAATATGCAAAAGTAAATATAGATGATAAAAAACCATATAGGGAAATATCATTTATTCTATTAGATTTACCAGATACCAAATATGGTGAATACTTAACCAAAGTTTATAGAAGATATGTCGCATTCGAAGAAGATAATAATATAAGTTTACTACTATCCAGTTCTTGTATCCATTTAACAAATGAAATGGGTGAAAGATACTATAAACAATACAAACAATCCATTTTAGCACCAGAACCAATTTAACCCACTTTTTGGGGGCGAAAATATAAATACTATACACTATGGAAACAAATCACATATACAAAGACATTAACAATAGACAAGTATATCCAAAGTTTAAACTAAACGGATTCACTAATAACATACTAACTTGTACTCTATATGTAAAGAGAAATATACCAACATGGATTCCATTTAAAAAGTCAAAAATATACTATAAAGAAATAGCAACTAGCATAGCCACTGATAACTTAGAAACTATAGTGGAATGGACATATGATGATTACCATAATCTGGTACTAAAAACACTACAAGATTATAACAATAGTAGTGGTATAAAAAATGCTATAAATAATAAAATAAATACACTAAATAATTTGGTCGTTTCATAAACTTTTATTACATTTATATCATGAAAGAATTTAATAACATTTTACATAGAAGAACTTACACTAACAATAACAAAAAAACCATGACACTAATAATGGATGGTGAACATAATTTATGGTTTCATCATAGTGGTATTAATAATGATTTTGATAATGTAACTGAACAACTTTTAGATGAACAAAATACTACGTGTGAAATACCATACAAGTTGTCAGCAGTAGAGAAATCTTTACTTAAGATTTTTACTAAAGACTCTATGGAAATTATAACTAATTCACATGTGCAAAATAGTTAACAATACTACTTGTTTTCATCGTGTTGTAAATGTACACATTTGTGTACATGGAAAGCCATTTTAATGGCTTCTAAGACACTATCTTTTTGTCTTTGTCATTGTACCAGTTATATGTACTTTTTGTACCTATACGCACACGTTATGACTATTTTAGGGTTTGTGGGTAATCGTGGTAAATGGTGGGATAGAGTGGGTTTTTGTGTAAAACGCTTAAAATGGAACTTATGAATATATACTAATACCACATAATAAGTTAAAGACTTAAAGATATCCTGTATATTTTTCTGTCATTTTTTTTAGGACAATCCCTTCCTAGCCTCTAAAAAACGCATTTTTTAAAGTTTGCACATATAGGATTATATGTACCTATTTAGTAATCTATTGTACCGCCCCTTAAATACCAGACCGCCCCACAATTTACCACCAGATAATTCTGGTTCATGCGCATCCTAAAATATACACAATTGTGTACATGTGCGCGAGGGCTTTACGCTGAGCTTATGAACCATGTGAAAATATATAAGATTATATATAATGTGATAGGTATAAACCACAAAGCCCCAGAGCAAATGAATGCTTTGGGTGCGTGAAATCTAGTCCACTATTTGTGGGTAGATGGGTGCAATATACGAAATATATTTTAGGTAACCAAATATAAATTAAAAAACTTTAATTTCAGGCTAAAAAAATACCCTATAAAATATAGGGCAATAGTATTCCGCTGGGCGTTCTAAGAACACCAATACAAAGGTACAAAAAGACATTTAGAATTCCAAATAAAATGGTATATAAATCATGATAAAAATTCAGGCTTAATTTAGGGGTAAAAAAGTAAGTGCGTGAAGGAGTCTACTCTCTCGGTTTTATTTCAGAACCAGACCTGTATTAACTACACTACTAATATCGGAATAATAAATGACAATACCAAATATATAAGACTATATTTTAAAAAAAGATTTTATAGTATATTATATAGATAAATTTTTATGACTGTATATACTGATTTTACAGATGGTTCAGGATTTAATATAAAAAAAAATGAAAAATATATTGTATTATATTTGGATATATGGATTTAATTGCTTTACTTTGTACCGTTCGATTTAAGAACAGATTTTTATTGTCAAACCATTTAAATGATTATTATGGAAAATTTAGATTTAAAAGTTAAAGAGATTCTAGAAGGTAACGGCTTGGATTTCGAAATTAAGAAAGTTCCTTTAGTAGGGAAGCAACTAGTAACTACCATCAGCGAAGGCGGTGACCTAGTTGATGACGTCAACTTGATTCACAGTCCTTATTATGGATTGTTGAATACTAAAAGCGGTAACTTCATTAACACAGTTAAGGAGGGTTATACTGTATCTCAGAATTCAGAGATAGTTGAACTAGTACTTAGAGGGATGCAAGGTTTCGGTGAGTTGAGCGTTTCGAATGCGGGTTCTATCAATGATGGTAGAAAGGTATACATTCAATTGGCTATTGAAGGGATGAGTAAAGTGGGCAATGACTCTATTAAGCGGTTTGTCACTGTTATTGATTCTAATGATGGTTCTACGGGATTAGGTGTTGGTATTGGTGACTTGACTATGTCATGTCAGAATCAGTTTTTCAGTTTCTATAGGAGCGGTCAAGCAAAGATGCGCCACACGGCTAGTCTAGAAACTAGACTTAAGGAGATTCCTAGTCTTATTCACTTAGCGTTGGATAATTCGCTTAAGCAGATTGACATGTATAACGAATTTGTCAAGGTTGGGGTTTCGGATAGAAATATCCACGACATGGTTAAGATGCAAGTGGGGATTTCTAAGTTGTCATCTGTAGGTGATATCTCAGATGCTTCCACCAAGGTAACCAATGCAATGAACACACTGTACGATATGATTCGTGTAGAGGTTGCGCAGAAGGGTAAGAACGTTTGGGGATTACACAGTGGGGTAACTAGATGGACTACTCATGAGAAGTCAGCACCACGTAGAGAGAATGGTAGAATTGAGAGCGCGATGCTTTCGACTAACTACAAGACCAATCAGAAGTCACTTGACTTTGCTAGAGAATTGGCTTTAGTATAATTCCTAAGGTATGCAAGGAATGTGGGTACAAGTTATCCACATTCTTTTGTTAATAACTAAATTTGCAATTGTCGATTTTATTTCGTACTTTTGCAAATTTTTTATTTTTGGGGTATAAAAAAAATAGGGGTAGGTTGGAGTCTACTCTTTCACTATTTTAGTAGCGACCCGTTTCTCTTTCGAACTAACAATACAAATATCGGAATAATAATCGAGACTACCAAACTTTAAGGGAAAAAAAATAAAAAAAAATATATTGTATTATATTAGGATATATTAAATATTATTTGTAATATTGTACCATCGTTAAACAATTAAATAATTACTATGAAAAATTTTGAATCAGTATCGGAGGTTGAGGCGTATGCTAAGAAGTTAATGGATGTAGAGTATGACATTAATATAGATGGCCTTATGCACCATGTTAACCCTAGAGATATAGGTTATAGATTTGAATGGGATAATGCTAAGAATAGATTTGGTATTTGTAGGTACTCAAGAAGGGTTATTGGATTATCTTTACCATTGGTTGAGGGTAACCTAGATAATTTCACTCAGATTAATGACACTATATTACATGAGATTGCCCATGCTATATCATATGAGATACATGGTAGAAAGGGTATGGGTCATGGTGAGTTTTGGAAACATGTTGCTAGGTCAATCGGTTGTAATGCCAAGAGGTGTTATAATATTAATAGCGTGAATACACCTCAGTATAAATACACTCTTACATGTGATAGTTGTGGTAAAGTTAGTCATGCAAGGAGAATGGGCAGTAGTCAGTATTCATGTGGTACTTGTTCACCAAGAAAATTCAATGAAGATTTTATTTTAAAAGTTGTAAAGAATTATTAGGATATATTAAATATTATTTGTAATATTGTATTGTCGTTAAATTAAAACAAAAAAATTATGAAAACTAAAGAGCGTATTGAGGAGCAAAAAAGAAATGATGTTGAGTTTATCATTTCGGCAGTAACATGCGAATTGGATAGTATGGTATATTTAGAGTATTTCTCAACCTATGAAAATAATGGTGGTATGGCATGGTTCTTTGATGAGTGTGTAGATATCACTCACAAGATTATGTTTACAGAGGGTTCGGCTTATTTAAAGTGGCTTGACCATTGGATAGACACAGATGACGTTAAGAGGTGTAAATCTTTTTCTGAGGTTACAAATGAAACTTGCTTTGATTGGTATCATATGAATGAAGCCAAAAAAGAATTTCAGTCAAGATATAATAAGGATGAGAATATTGATGAGCAAGTATCTGAACGTATAGGTGGTCTTCTTAACTTATTTGAAACTGAAGAACATAGGGATAAGATAATATTAGATGCAGTTGCTTATTCTAAAATTCAAAGGAATAGAAAGAAGATGAAGGAATGGACAAACAGAGTAAAACCAATTATAGATAAATTGAAAGAAATTAATGTGGATGGTGAGGAGATGCAATACATATTGGAGGAAGTTGGTATGGATGAGCAAATGTATAAGCAGTTAGATAAATTTTTTAATCGAGAATTTTAAAAACTATGAAGACATTTGAAATTAAGCAAGGTAGGTGGTATATTAACAAAAGGAGTGGAAAAAGTTGGCAACTAAATTGGTTAGATACTGAATTTAACGAAGCAGTAATGGTCAAAGGTAGTGGGAAGCCATTGACTAAGAGAATAAAATTAAATAATTTTCATAGAAATTGGATTGAGTTTTATTATTAATTATTTGGTAGTGTAGGATATTTTTTGTATATTGCACTATCGTTAAACATTAAAACAAATAATTATGAGAAATTCTAAAGATGAAATTAATGCAATACTAGAGAACTTTATTATTTATGCTTGTGGCAGTAATGATAAAGAGAGGGATATATTAGAGGATACGTTAAATGATTACCAAGAGGTAATGTCTAATGAGGGTTGTGGATTGGAAGATTGTCCATTTCTGAATGATGATGATGATAATAACAATAATGAGGATAGTGAAGCAATAGATTGTAAAGTCATAGTTGGTAATATTACATTCTTAGACCCACAAATAGATGGTGAACATAAAGCCATTATTAATGAGGTTGGTGGTATATACCATATTGTTGGTGAGGATAAAGCCAATAAGGTTGGTGAAGATATGTTAAAGTATTTTGACTCTTATATGGTGTTACCTAGTTATAAAGGTGAGATAATAATTGACGATGAGCATAATTATCAAATGATATATAACGAAATTTTTTAAAAATATATGCTATAATATTTGGTAGTTTAAAAAACTATTTGTATATTTACAACGTCAAACATTAAAAGTATATATATCATGAATTATTATATTCCAAACAATTTATTATCAACAGAGAATGCTAAAACTAGTAAAGGTGAAAAGTTAGGTGTTACTACTTATATATCTTATTTGTCACCACATAAACAAAATAGTAAGGGTATTAATTTATGCCCACATGCAAGTGAGGGTTGTGCTAAGGCTTGTTTATTTAAGTCTGGCAGTGCTAGATTTGACGCAGTCCAAGAGGGTAAAATGAATAAAACTGAATTCTTTTTAGCAGATAGAAAAGCTTATATGGATAAACTATATAACGAATTAAAGAGGGCTGAAAGGTTACACGGAGCAATAGAGGGTGAAAAGCAATATAAAAAGAACGGTGTTGATGTATTAAGATATAAAAAGTTTGCAGTACGTTTAAATGGAACAACGGACATTGCTTTTGAGAAGTTAAAGGTAAAGGATAATAAAAACATTATGGAATTATTTCCTAACATAACTTTTTATGACTATACTAAGAATCATAAAAGAATGTATAAATATTTAAATGGTGGGTTACCTGGTAATTATCATTTGACTTTTTCTAGAAGTGAAACTAATGACGATATATGCATGGATATACTTTCTAAAGGTGGCAATGTAGCAATGGTCTTTGGTGTTAAAAACGTTAATGACTTTCCAAGTACTTATAAGGGGTTTAAAGTTATTAATGGTGATGAAACAGATTTACGTTTTATGGATGAGAGCAATGTTATTGTAGGTCTTAAATATAAGTTAGTCACAGGTAAAGGTACTAAAGGGCAAAACAAAGATAACATTGAAAATAATGATTTCTTAATCGATGTCACCAAATTGGAAACTGAATCAGTTTAAAAATATATGTCATAATATTTGGTATATTGAAATAAAGTTTGTATATTTACAAAGTCAAACATTAAAAAATATAAAACATGGGAGCAACAACATTTTATAACAGAGGTAAAGGAACAAGTCCAAGAGAGATATTCAAACAAGAGGTTGAAGAGGCACAATGGGAATATGGGCATGGTGGTTATAGTGGTACAATTGCAGAGAAGAGTGGTTTTTCTATGTCAAGAAAACCAAGTGACATTGATGCAGATGAGTGGATTGAAATGGTTGAAGAATTCGATTCAGAAGATAGAGACCAAGAGCATTATTATGATTTGAAGAGGGACTTTAATATCTATGATGACAAGTGGGGGGACGCACTATGTGTACCAACAGATGACGGCTTTATCTTTTGTGGTTGGGCTAGTTGTTAACTAGTTGTAAGTATTGGGGGTATATATAATATGTACCCCTTTTTTTACATCTAATAAAAAATATATACTATTATATTTGGATAATTAAAAAACTATTTGTATATTTACACTATCGTTAAACAAAACATACTATGGCAAAGAACAAATTTCAAGTAAGATTTAATTTAGGTAGAGGTGAGAACTTTATGAAGTGGAAAGTATCTTCACCAAGTGGTGAGGCCACATATCATTCACCTGATGAGGTATTAATCATTATGACTGGTTGTAAGTTGGTAAACCAAAAGGGTACGGCAAAGAAAATCCATGATGGGGCAAACAAGACCGTTTGTGCATGGGTTGAGTGCGATAATGTTAAGATTATCAACAAGGTCGTTGGGCAGTCAGAGGCTAAACAAGTTTTTTATAACCCAAGAGTTACCCCACACTGGGTACTAGACGATGAGGTTGTAGACAAGTTTGAGTTTGAGGAATTATTTACGGTTGGTAAGAGTGTTAGGGTGACTGAATAAGTCACCTTAATATTTGGATAATTAAAAAACTATTTGTATATTTACACTATGGAAAAAATTAGTAAGCACACAACAACAAATGATAGACTTGAGTTAGTTACTAGTGCAATCAAAAATAAAATCAAAAAGGGTGAGTGGTTCTTTTTGGATAAAAAACTTTCAGAAGAAATTTTCTTTGATGATTTATTGAATTTCATAAAAGAGTATAAATAAAAAAATCATGTTTGTAAAAAAATCTAGATTTAATAATAGAGAGATTATTATAGACCTAACTGGTCCAGATGGAAATGCATTTCATTTACTTGGGGTTGCAAAAAGATTGGGGATGAAGTGTGGGTATGATGAAGTACAAATATCAGATTTAAGAAATGAAATGATGTCAGGTGATTATGAAAATCTTTTAAGGGTATTCGATAAACATTTTGGTGATTTTGTAATCTTAGAAAGATAAAAAATATATAGTATTATATTTGGATAATTAAAATAAAGTTTGTATATTTACACTATGGAAAAATTAACTACAGAATCTGGAAAATCGTATTGGGATAATAATGGTGCATATCAGGAGCAGTACGACAAATTGTATGAAAGTCTTGTACCTTCAAGAGGTGAATCGGACACAGTACATGGTGAGATGCTTAGAGCAGTATCAAGATTATTCTATGACTACTGTAACAATGGTAACTGTAACATAAGAAATATAGAACAAGAGTGTTGTTCTGAATGTGGTGGTAGTGGATATGAAGACCCCGATAGTTGTTACCCTTGTGGTGGTACTGGTGAGGTTGAGGATATGGATAATGAAGATGAGTTTGTAACTTGCGACAGTTGTGATGGTAGTGGTGAGGAAGAACCAAGTGATTGTTATTGGTGTGGTGGTGATTGTTATGTAGATGGTGAGGTTAAGATTGATAGTTATTATGAATCTATGTTGACTGTATTACATAATAATATGATAGAGCATACACTTGTTGATGAGGTTGAGGATTTTATAACGAGAAGTGATTTAGGTTATGGTGATTATACTTTTGATGATAGTGAAATGAAAGTATATAATAACTTGGTTGATGCAGTAATGTATCAGATATTAACAACAAAAAATGAAAAAAGAGATAGAACTGATTTGTAATTAACATAATTAATCCGTATATTTGTTTTAACATTAATCAAAAAAGTAACCATGAATAACAAAATTAATTTAACTATTGAGGGTGTCGCTGATTCTATACAAGGGAGTGAAGATGTAATTGGTAGAATTGACTACTTAAAAGAGATACTTGAAGAGAGAAGAAAGTATCTTGAAGATGAGTATATGGGTTGTGAGGAAGAGTATGCTATTGGTGATGTAATGAATTTACTAGACCATATTAGTGATAAATTTCAAGAGCAATTTTCTGAAAAGATTTGGACATTTCTTCATGGAGATATAGAAGATGTTAGCGAATTTATTTCGGAGCATAGAGAATTATTAGGTAGGCATGTGAGTATTGATTTCAGAGAAGCCAAAAGCCATGAGACAGATTCTGAAAATGCGTGGCTTATAAAGGCTTATGTATCTAATGATGAGATAAAGGAATTTAATTTGAGTGAGGGTTGGTTTGTTGATTAACTCTAATAAAAAAAATATGCTATAATATTTGGTATTATAAAATATTATCATTACATTTACAAAGTCAAATAAATAAAAATAAAAACTATGTCAAAGCAGAAAGAAGAAACAGTAGACCAATTTTGGAATAAACAAGCAAAAAACTTAAAAGGTAAAGTCATTAAAGAAGCAAGGTATATGACACATGAAGAAGCCGAAAAGTTTGGTTGGTACAGTAGACCTGTAGTAATTTATTTTACTGATGGAACTTATATGTACCCAATGAAAGACGATGAGGGTAATGATGGTGGCAGTATTGAGGGCAGTACTGATGATTTAGTCTTTCCCGTATTAAGATAATATATTATGGAAAAATTTGCACACGAAAAATTATATGGACTTTGGAGAGAGGTTCTTGAGCAAGGTAATTGTAAAGATTATGTTAATGAGATGGCCAATCAATTAGAGTTATTAGGTACTGAAACAAATACTCTAACAAAACAAATGGTTAAAGATAAATTGGAGCAAGTTTTATTAAAAGTAAAGAAAAGTTTGGAACCCTGAATTATTATTCTTATATTTACGTATTGTTAAACATTAAAAATAAATAACTATGGAAAACACAACAAGGTTCGACAGATATGAAAACATGGATTCAGAAACTAGAGAGGAAATCATGGACTTAATCATTAAATTTAAATTATCAAAATTTGGGGATTTCGATTTAGTTAATTCTCTTTATGGATTATTTGATGGTTACTTTTATAGAGATACACTAAATAAGTACCAAAAGGTAATTGAATCTGAAGATGTTACACTTGGTATAAGATTAGCAAATGTAATTAAAGAAATTGAAACTTATCCTGAAGGTATTACAGAAATATTTTAAAATGATATGGAAAGAATAATTAAAACAAAAAAATACGGTGAAGTAACAGTCAAAAACTGTATGTTAGAAAATAACGACAATACTACATTAGTTGATGGTATTGAGATTAAGGTTGATGGAGAGAATTTAATAGAAATACCACAACATTATTATGTTGATGATTTAGATGAGCATTCAATTTCAATACTTATTGAAGATAACATTTAATCTTATATTGTTTTAAAAGTATTAAGGGGTTTTATAACCCCTTTTTTTATGTTTAATAAAAAATATATACTATTATATTTGGTAGTTTAAAATAAAGTTTGTATATTTACACTATCGTTAATCAAAAAAAATAAAATTATGAACCCAGAAATACATTCAAAAAGTTCAGTAAAAAGGTGGGGTGGTAAAATAGAAGATTATATCGCTATCCACGAATTAATTGATAGTCCAAAGGCGACTATGAATAACAATACAAGTAGGGCATTAACACACAATACTTGGTTTGCATATACTATTATACCAAAAATATTTGGCTATAATATTATTAATTCAAATGGTAGAAGTATAGATACTATTGATATTGCTATGTTACATATAGCAGAGGATTTTAGAATGAAGTTTGTACCAACACCACAAGATTACTTAAAAAATATGAAAGTGGAAGCGTGGATGTGTAATGGAGTTAAAGATGTTAATAATCCCGAAGCAACACTAACTGCAAGAGAACTAAAAGAAAGATTGCCTAAAATAAAAAGTGGATTAAATTTGGAAAAGTAAATATAATAGTGTATATTTACACAATCATTAATTAATAAAAATAAAACTATGAGTAAAATAACAAATTATAATAATTTAACAACAGAAGAAAAAAAGAAGTTAGAGAAAGAGGAAGCAATTAAGGTTTGGAAAGATTTAAACTTAAAGGAAGCCGATTTTGATTTTTATTGTGGTGGTGATAGTATGGGTGATACCGATATTAAATTTACAAATAAAGACAATAAAAATTGTGAGGTAGCACACAGCAAACTTTTCACTTATATTGAAGATTTAGTATATGATAGAGTTGAATTTTACGAAGCATCTGACGGACATTATATGGGTGAGGCTGGGCACGTTTACGTTGAACTAAACGAAAATGGAGATGATTTTGAATGTTCAAAAACCTCTGAAAGTGAGTGGAACGAAACTTTTAGTAGTATTATTGAAATACCATTAACAGATGATGAAAGAGAATTTGTCGAAAAAAATGTTAGTAGTATTGTTGGTGGGTTTGATGATAGTCCTATGATAAATTATAGTAGAGATTTAATTATTACTGATAAAACCGAAAAAATAATTGAAGATTTATTACAAAAAGTTGATGAAGAAACACAAGAATTTGTACCCGAATTTGAAGATGAATTTGGAAATGGCGAATTGCAAGAGTGGTACACATACGATTCATCTGATAATAACGATATTATCAATGAAAATGGCGAGTTATCAATACGATTAGATAATCAAATATGTGTTTTTAGGGAAGGAGAATAATATTATATGGGGGGAAAATACCCCCCCATTTATTTGGAAAAGTAAATATAATAGTGTATATTTACATAATCATTAATTAATAAAAATAAAACTATGAGTAAAATTATAATTAGTAATGTACCTTTTCCTTTTGATTTAGGTTGTAAGGTGCTAAAGTTAAAAGAAAATGAGTGTCCTTTTGACGAACTTTCTGATTTTTGGGAAGACATTAAACCTTTAACATTTAAAGAAATTGCTATGTTGGAGAATTTAGAACAACGTAGAATTGGTATTGAGCATTTGGGTATTGATAAAATAGTTAGTGAAGTTAATCCAACACTTTTAGATAAGACAACACTTAAAAAGACAACGACTTGGATTAATGAGTTAGGAGTTGAGGAAACAATAAATTTTGATGATACCTACGAATTATATAAGGTATCAAATAATGTATTATTAAGTCAAGAACCGAGTAGTTGGCGAAGGGAGACATTTTCTTATTATGTTAAATTTAAAGATACCTCAACGGATAGGGAATATCTTATATGGGTTGATTTAAGAAGTGTATATAATAACAATTATGAGGGTTGGAAAAATGAGGAAGAAATGGAGAAAATTGTTACTGCCATTGATTGTATCGCTTGGACAATTACTACTAATGTTGCAAAGGGTAATATAAAGAGAATATTAAGACAAGGTGATTGCGTTTTAATAGAGCCAAAAGAAAGAAGTTTTGGTGGAGTTAGACATATAACTAAAAAAGAATATAATACACTTTTAGAAGTAGAAAGTTAGGATAATTAAATATTATATTGTATATTAGCATAAACATTAAAATTTAAAATTATGATAAACAAAAAGAAGCATACGTTATTATTGGGTGAGGGTATTCACCAACACACACTTTATGGGGATTTTGATATTCATACCTCAATGGAAGATTATACAGAATTTGAAGTAAATAAGAATAGTTTATTAAAACACGAATTACCTAATGGCAAATTTGGTGAACATAAAACACTAAAAGTAGATATAGGTAGTTGGGTAATGGGCAAACAAGTTGAGTATAACCCATTTAGTCAAATAGTACAAAGAGTTTGGGATTGATTATTTTTAAAGAAATTGGTACTATAATTTGGTAGTACCATTTCTTTTTTGTATCTTTACATTAAGTCAAACAAACAAAACATAAAACTATGACAAAGAAAGAATTTTTTGAAGAAAACTATTTGAGTTTACTTAACCAAGCCAAAGATGAGTTGGGCAGTATTATTTATGCTATCATTAACAAGATTAATGAAGTTACTACAACTGAGGAAGCACATATTAATTTATTCGATTTTGGTATATCTCAGCCGATATATAGAGAGGATTTACATAATGACGAAATGACTGAAACTATTAATTCAGCGTTTATTGATGATAATGGACAGGTTGGATTTGAAGTGACCACATTTGATAGTGGTTATGAAATATCGATTGATGATTTAAATATGGATATGATTTTATATTTAATTGGCGTATTAGATGATATTGATGTTGAAAATTTGGAATTATCATAATTAATTATTATCTTTACATTAAGTTAAACAAATAAAATATAAAATTATGGATGAATATAAATTACCAAACAACAGGGTACTAAAAGTAGAACAGGATACCTTTCCTTTGAATCCAAGAGAAGACTGGGATAATTTAGGGAATATGATTTGTTTTCACAACAATTATACTTTGGGAGATTATGAATTATCTAAAGAATATAAGCCAGAAGACTATTATAAACTTAAGAAAAGAAAAGATGTTGTTATATTACCATTATACCTTTATGACCATGGTGGAATAACAATGAATACAACAGGATTTAGTTGTCCATGGGATAGTGGACAGGTTGGATTTATTTATGTAACACATGAAACAATACGCAAAGAATTTGGGGTAAAGAGGGTGAGTAAAGAATTAAGAGAAAAAGTTAAGGGATACCTAAAAGGTGAGGTTAACGTTTACGACCAGTACATTACTGGAGATGTTTATTCTTTCTTTATTTACCAGAAAGAAACCTGTAATTTGGGATGTGAACACGAGGAATTTGAAGATAGTTGTGGAGGATTTTTTGGGTATGATATTAAAAAGAATGGAATATTAGACCATATAAGTGTTGATGACGTGAAAGCAGTACTGGAGCAGTTATAAAATACAGGGTAGGCAAACATAGTTTTATAGTTTGACGACAAAAGTTTGAGGACGGTGAATTTCTTAAAGACCTACCTTACCGTCCTCGACTTTATTTATAATGTCACAATAAAACTAGTATATTCAAATTAAAATATAAAAATGGAAGAATTACTTATAAAAAGAGTTGAAGCAGATATCAGAGGATTAAGAATGGGAACAAAGACGCCTGAACAAATTAAAATAATGTATTTCCTGGATAAACTAAAGAAGCTTAATGACGGCTTGTATGATGACTATCTAGAAAAATATATGAAAGTGCGTAAAATGTATGATAAAAAATAATAAAAATAATTTGGAAAAGTAAATATAATATTGTATATTTGTTATATAATTAAAAAGTCAAACTAAATAAAAAATAAAATTATGGGAACGAGAAGCTTAACAACATTCATTGAAACTTACAAAAATGACAGTGGGAAAAAAAAGAAAAACGAAATTGTTACAATGTATAGACAATATGATGGATATCCAACAGGACACGGCTTAGATTTAGCAGAGTTTTTATCACAGGGTAAATTAGTTAATGGTATAGGATTTTTAGATGACACTATCGTATTTAATGGTATGGGTTGCTTATCGGCACAGGTAATTGCCGAATTTAAAAACGGTGCTGGTGGAATTTATTTACAACGAGAGAATAAAAATAGCGGTGAGGAATATAGATACGAAGTTATAGGAGATTTTGACACCAAAGAATTAACTATAAAGATATTAGAAGTTGGTTATATGAAAGGTGATAGATACATTAATAGAACGAGAACTTTATTTGAAGGCACACCTCAAAAAATGTTAGAGTTTTGTAGTGAAAAACAGGAAGCATAAATAACAGGGAGGAATGTAAAACTTTCTCCCTAAAAATTTTGGAATCATTAATATTAATTCGTATATTTGTATAAACATTAAAAATTATGCCTAAAGAAACATTGAAGACCCCAACACGCATATATATAAAATATCCGACTTGGGAGAAAGAAATCTGTGAAGAAATCAGAAATATAGAACCACATTATAGCAATAAAGATGATGCCTATATATATAACTATTGTGGGGCAGTACACTTAATAGAGGAATTAATTTGTAACAAGGGTTATTCAACAAAAGATGCAGTTAAAAAAATATTTGAAAAATAATTTGGAAAATTAAAATAATAATTATATCTTTACACTATGCAAGATTTATTTGAAACATATGAAACGCTTCCAAAGGAAGTACAAGAAATTATCAACGACTTTAGTGAGGCTGATAAAAACTACAATAATTGTCAAGACTTAGTTGAGGCACTAGAACAGGTAGGTTATACCTGTGAATATGGACTAGACGCAACACCATACGACTTGAAAAAACTTAAAAAATAATGTCAAAAGATTTAGAGACATACCACGTAGAAGTTAACATTAGAAATGAGTATGGATATATACCAAAAGATGAATTTGGCAATCCAGTACCATCAATAAAGTTTGAGAAAACAGTGAACCCACTATTCTTAGATACAATGCTAAAAAGACTTTACAAAGACTTTAAGGCAATCGTACCCAAAGAACATGATATTAATATAGAAGTTTACCTATCTAATACTGTCAGTGGTACATGGATGAACATGGCTTCATATTATGGTAGTGAAGAAAGATTTGTTAAACATTAAAATAAATTTGGAAATTTAAAATATTATTTCTATATTTACATTATGAAATTTACTATTGAAATAAAGGGTCTCGGAACACTTAAAGATATATTAGATAATATGGATGAGATTAAATCATTCATAGAGAATAAGATTGAAGAGGGTGAAGAGGGGATTTTAGATGAGGCCAAAGAAATTGGATTTCCTATAGGGGGACATCCACTTCAACAAACGCTTTTCTTAACAACAAGTTTAGGAAAAAAAGTTTAAAAAGATTTGGTAAATTAAAAAAGATTTCGTATCTTTATACCATAACATTGAGACATGAAAAAGATTAAAGAAATTATAGAAAACATTCAGGTAACAGTTTTCTTGTTTATAGCAAGAGTAAGTGGAATGTTTGACGCTGATGACGAAATAAACAGCTAAAAAAAGTTTCGAAAAGATTTGGTAATTAAAATTAAATTACTTATCTTTACAAGAGTTATTTGAAATATGCATAAGATGAGTTTGCCTATAAGGTTTATAGGACACCTCTAAACATCGATTGCCTCTGGACGAGCTACTAGTAGTAATGCGTAACCTACTTGTAACCAACTGTATTAAGGGTACCCTTGGCACAGTACTACTCTCGAGTAGAAAAAGTTACAACCGCAAAGCCTCTTCACACTATCTAACGGTGCAAGCTACATAATCTGATGTTAACGTTAACCTATAAATACGGTAAACTTATCTAGCTCGGGTCCGAGAGTAAAAATAGAGCGGCTATGTACAAGCTGCGGGACCAAAGGAACGTATCAAGAGTTCTAGCTGTGGACGAAGCCGAAGAGGCCATTAATTTCGCTACAGCAGCGCAATAGAGCTCTTGGTCTTCTCTTTTAGAATTTATTCTATAATGCATATTTAGTACTAATTTAAATTAATACTAATGAAAAACTAAAATATAGTTGGAGAGACCACATTGCCATTAGCGCTTGCTCCATAAGAGACGGGCCACCTGAAGCCCATAAATTCAGGTCATGATTATAAGTTGGGGAGTGGTTACCCCGTGATTGATGAGGGAAGGCTTCGCTGTTGCAGCGGGGCCTTTTTTTGTGTCCCACTTTAAAATGCTAACTATAGTATGTTGTATGATTAAATGTAATACCGTATATTTGTACTGTAACATTAAAACAATATATTATGAAATGCACAAGTAAGAATTTAGAAAGAGTATTTAACTTCATTATTAATAACCACGTAGATAATAATGGTGGTGGGGCTGATTTTGCAATGTTTGATGATGAAAGTGAATTAGTTGGGGCTGTACAATATAGTCTAGAACAATTAGATGAATGTTTATTTATTTGCAACAGTTGTCATGAACATTTTCCTAGAGAAGAAATGGACTTTGACGTTGACAATGACCAAGACTTATGCAAGAATTGTAACTACCAAAGTTATAATGAGGGACCATACGGGTAAAATAACCTGTAAATAATTAGGAAATGTAAATATAATACTGTATATTTGTACTGTAACATTAAAACAAATAATATGGCACAGCACATACCAATAGGTCAAAGCGGATTTGACAATGTAATAGGTAAGATTATTAAAAGGGAAGATATACTTAAATTGGAAGATTTCAAACGGGTATATAATGATGAATTATCCTGTTATATGCAGAAATTACCAACAAGTGAGTATCAAATGAACGAAGAGCACGGTAAGAAAGATGACCTTGTAGTTTATTTCTATAAATTAGATGTTGATGATTATTCTTATGAAGTTCATATAGATAAAGATACAAAAGTTAATCAAGTTTATTTGGTATTGTAAATATAATATTGTATATTGCACTATCGTTAATTAATAATTATATATACACATTTGTGTACACACGCGAGAAGTTATGGCAAAGAAAACAAAAACATGGAAAATTGGTGAATATGCTAAAGGAGGCGTAATTACCGTTGAAATACAGGGTGAAATAATTACTGTAATTGGTAAGGATTGGGATATGTCCCAAGGAACTAGAAGGAGTAGTAACCAAAGTAATGCTAAAGAGTTTACAAGGGGAACAGTATTATCTAGTCAAGATAATTGTAGAAGACTTTTAAGTAATTTTCTTAATGATTTAACAACTTCATACTATTCAGATAAAATAATTGAATGGATTGAAAGTAAGGTTGAACTTGAAAAACATGGGTATTTCCCAAACTGGTAAGCTACAAAGGTAAGAAATGTTTTTGGTAATTCCAAAACTTTTCTTATTTTTTTTATTATAGAAACATGTGGGCGTGACGGAGTCTACTCTTCTGATTACTCAGCCCGTCTTAAGACAATACAAATATCGTAATAATATTTTAAATACCCAAATAAACAGGGAAAAAAAATATACTGTATTATATTTGGTAGTTTAAAATAAAGTTTGTATCTTTACACCATCGTTAAATTAAAACTAAAAACTATGAGTAAAGAAAGAAATTTAGAATTATTAGAAAAGCAAATATTAAATGATGCCAATAACGGTGACACCACAGTACTTGCAGAGATACTTGAATCATTAGATGAGGAATATATATTTAATTCATTAAGTGATGTTAACCAAGAGAGAACTAACTTCCAACAGTTAAAGGGTGGTGAACACATCGTTGCTTTGGTTAATACTAATGGAGTTTCTAATTCCTATAACACACCTGAAGATATAGATATTGAAAAGGGTACTATATTAAAATGTCCAAATACTGGGACTCGAATGGGTGATGTTTTTACTACTTTAGTTAGTGGTAATGCAGTTAAACATTGTAGAGGTTATAATAAGGGTGAAAAACAAGCACAAAAGCATGGTGATATTATTGGTTTAAGTGGTGGTTATAACTCTGCACCTTATTCATTGGGTTGTATTGATTTAAGAGTTTGGAAAATAATAGATTAAAATATATACTATTATATTTGGTAGTTTAAAATAAAGTTTGTATATTTACACTATCGTTAATCAAAAAATATAAAACTATGAGTAAATTAAGAATTGGGGACGTTGTGAGTTGGAAAGGTGGTTTCGGTTTAGATGCACCAAAGAATGCAGTTGTTGAGAGTATTGAAATTACCAATGGTTATAAGTATGGTGAAGAAGTTGATGAGGTTCCGTGGAAAGAAGTATATGGAAGAAATGTTGTTGTAAATCTTAATAATGACCATTGGGCATATGGTTCACAAATATCTAAAAAGAAGTAAACATGAAATTATTAACTAAAGAAAGAATGAGGGGAATAATTGAGCAATTTATAAATAATTGTGAAAATAATGATGTTACTAGATTCGGGTTTGATGAATCTTTTTGGGAAACAACAAGTTGGTGTGAAGAACATTGGGAAGACAATGATTCGGAAGAAATGAAAAGAAGTTTACTTGATAACTATTTAATGCAATTTGGTTACCATGTTTTAGAAGAAGGGGGTGCTTTGAGTAAAGAGGAATTAATAGAAAATTATTTGCAAAAGTAAATATAATATTGTATAAATAAAAACTATGAAAGAATTAATTATAGATGAACAAGAATTAGATTATATAACTATGCTAATAGAACAGAACTTAGAGGATAATCCAGAAGAATATGGAGAACTCCATAAACAAATGTTAGAGGACTTATATAGTAAACTAATAATCTTAAACAAATAGAAAGTGTTATGGACACAAAGAAAGCAAGAGAAATACTATCAAATTCAGGATATCAGGTAGATAACTTATGGCACATAGAGGATGTTAAACATAAATATAAATGTACTGATGATGAAGCTATGAAAGTATTAATACAGGCATTGGACAATGAAGCCACTATGGAACAAATATGGTTTGCAATCGACTTTCATGCAGAAGATAATGGACTAAAAAAAATTAACCATTAAGTTAATAGAAAATTATTTGGATAAGTAAATATAATATTGTATATTTGTATTGTTAAATTGCATCTATAAAATAAAAAACAAATATCATGAGCAAAGAATTAACAGCACTTAGAATGGACTTTAAGGAGAAGTGTCCTAATATAAAAGTAAAGTCGTTAGAGGAAAGGCATTTACCTGATTGGAAGCGTTTAGTTTTTCTTAATGGTCTGAATTGTGAAGAAATGTTTTTGGTGGCATTGTATATTAAAGACACTTTTTCGGTTGAGGGTAAGTATAGCCATAAACTTCCTAAATTACACGAATACAAAGGCGACTTGGTATTAACTATAGATGAAGGTCAAATTAAACAAGCCATACTTTCAGAAAAGGTTGATTCTTTTTGATTACACAAAAACAAAAAAATGACCACAACTGAAATTAATGAAACTATTCAAGAGTTAGAAATATTCATTGAATCGATAGAGTTAGACCATAAACAAAACGCTATTAGTCAACCTAAAGATGTTAAGAGTGATATGGAAGCCATTAAGTCTGCAAAAGAACAAATAGAAGAATTAAAAAAATTATTACCCAATAATTTGGTAGATTAAATATAATATTGTATATTTGTATCAGTTAAACAATTAAAACAAATTATTATGTCAATTATTTCAACAGTAGTAGCAACAGAATTAATCAACAAATCAAAAGGTAAAATCTTTACTGCAACATTTTTAAAGAAGAATGGGGAGTTAAGAAAAATGAATTGTAGGTTAGGAGTTAGCAAAGGTGTTAATGGTAAAGGTATGAGTTACAATCCAACACTTAAAGCGTTAAAGCCTGTATTTGATATGCAAATCAAACAATGGAGAACAATTAACCTTGAGAACATTAAGGAGTTGAGTATTAACAAAGAAAAATATATCGTTAGGGAATTAAGCAAACATTAATTCTCTAGGGGGCATACAACGGACAAGGCTAAGGCAAATGAGTTGTATCTTGTTAGGGGTAGGAGTTGAAAAACGTTTGGACTAACGACAAGGACAATAACAAGTTGGTGGGATGCGAGTGGTTGACCAATGCCCCTCAATTAAAACCACATAAAAATGGAATACACTTATTTAAATGATTTAGATATGGTCATTCAAGCCATCGAGAATGGTGATATAAATGATGCTTTAAATTTATTAAAAGAAATGAAAGAAGAATATGAATTTTATAAAAGATTAGGATTATTTGGATAAGTAAATATTATATTGTATATTTGTATTGTTAAATTATTAAAACAAAAAAATATGAGTGAAGGGAGGTTTGTTTTGTATCGGTTTTATGATGGTAATAGTAAATTAAAATATGCCGTACTAGAAAAAAAAGAATTTGATTTATTAAAGTTGGTTGATAGGGATTTATGTTGTAGAACTATTTCAGTTGGTACTGATGAAAAGTCTTTAGAGTGTGCCAGCATAGAACTTAACAAACTAGGTCGAGAACTTGAAGAAGAGTGGGAAAATCAATGGAATAAAATGGATAATGGTGGGTTAATCGAAGCCACATCAGAATATACTTTCAATGAGTTAAGAAAAATGCCTTATGAAAAATTGGAAAAGTATTTTATGAAATTTTATGGATATGATGGGAGGGAAGAATTTGAAGAAATGTATGAAAATCAATTTGAAGGTAAAAACGAAAAACAAAAAAAAGAAATACTCATAGATAATTTCAAAGATTACAATTATTCAGGAAAATTCGATTCAGGTAGAGAAATAAATAATTAAAATTAAAAATTATGTCAGCAGAAATTTATAGCGCACCAAGTACTTTAGAAGTCCCAAATTGTTTTGAGAATTGGGGAGAGGGATATGAAGAATTAGAAACTAAATATATCAATGATTTAAAAAGGTATGTTAAAGACATGGGTTATAAGGGTAAAAATGTGGGGGAGATAATTAAATTTCAAGTGGCCGATGGTTATGCTGAATATATGGTACTATCAATGAGACCACTAAAATTAATTCATATACCACTAATGGATTCATATCACTTCCCACAAGTTCATTTAATGACTGCAAAAGAAGTTAATATAATGCTAGATAATGAAAAAAAATTAAGGGAAATATTTGGATAATTAAATATTATATTATATATTTGTACTGTTAAACAATTAATAATAAATAATACTATGACAAAAGAAGAATTTTTAAAAGCATTTGACTCTAAAGACAGAGATTTTGAAATGTTCAGTAAGGCTGGAAATAAGAAAGCACAAACAATTACAAGACAACTTATCAAAAAGGTGTTTGGTAGTAAAAGAATTACTAAAGAAGAATTACTAGACCTTGCTGGTCAGAAGTTAGCCAAAGCATATAAAGACGAAAGATATTCTGAAATACTAGATACAGAACCGCCATACCACATTAAACATTATGTAAAAAAGGCATTAGGGTTTGTCGGTTATGATTTTGGAGATATAGACATTGAGAGTAGAGTTTGGGACTATACCAAATAATACTAAAGATACGTGCCTTTTAATCAAAGGCTAGTTCAGTCCATAGAATGATGAGAAATGGTGTGATAGCCATATGGAAATACCCTGACAGTAATTAAATTTACAAAAGGTGTATGAGGATAAACGTGAGACTTTGAGGCTGTGTCGCTAGGTGCAGATTAGTCGTCCTTGAGATAGCGTTCTCCTTGTCGGGATTAATATTTAATAAGGGAAAATGTAAAAGTTTTCCCTTTTTTTTTGCTCAATAATTTGGAAATGTAAATATAATACTGTATATTTGTACTGTTAAACAATTAAAACAAATTACTATGCCAAGAAAAATCACACAAGAATCAGTCGAAGCTTTTATGAGTGCCAAAGTATTTAATAAAAGCAATACTAAAGTAACTGTAGAACCAAATGTAACTATATTGAGTTTATTCGGAAATGAAATAGCATATAGATACAATGACCCAAAAAATACATTATCCATAACAAATTGTGGTTGGAAAACTAATACTACTAAAGAAAGGTTGGGGGGTATACCAAATGTTAACATTTGTCAGAAAAATGGTGATTGGTTTTTAAATGGTAAAATTTGGGATGGAAAATTAATCGATATAAATTAGGAAATCTAAATAATATATTGTATATTCGCACAAGTTAAACTAAATAAAAAATAAAATTATGGGACAATATTACAAACCAATATTCTTGAATGAAAATAATAAACCAATTAGTTATGCTTATAGCCATGACTTTGGAAGTGGACTTAAACTAATGGAGCACTCTTGGATGTTAAACCCTTTTGTTAGGTTCATTGAAAATCAATTAATGCTACAAGCACAAAAATTAGTTTGGGCTGGGGATTATGCAGATAATGAAAACCCTAAAACAATAACTAGTAAAGAAATAAAGGCTTTAAGTCGTGAAAATAGCGAATATTGGAACGCTGAAATATTAAAAAAAGAGGGTATTAATTTATATAGTCTTTCTGAATTAGTTGGTAAAATTAGCCACGATGAAACAATACCAAAAAATAAAAATAAATACGATTATAAGTATAAAAAGATAGCACCAACAAGCGCTAAGTATTTAATAAACTATGATAAAAAAGAGTTTGTTAATAAAACTAAAGTGCCAAAAGATAATGATGGTTGGAAAATACATCCTTTACCATTATTAACTTGTGAGGGTAACGGCAGAGGTGGTGGAGATTTCAGAGGGGATAAGGTTAAATTAGTTGGGCGTTGGTCTAGAGATAAAATAGGGGTTGTAACTAAAAAAACAGAAATACCAAAGGACTTTAAAGAAATAATATTTGATTTAACAGAATAAGTATGTTTGAATTATACGAGATAAGTTGGGCGATTGCATTAGTTGTAATCGCCTATGTTATTACAAAAAAAATAAGTGTAAATAAAAGAAAATAAATTTGGATAATTAAATATAATATTGTATATTTGTACTGTTAAACAATTAAGCAATATTACTATGAAAATCGGAACTTATACTAGAGAGCAACAAAGAATTAATGATAGAAAAATATCTAGAGAGTTGGAATTAGAAAACAAAACGGGTTGGACTGCGGTACATAAAACCCACAAATCTAAAAAGAATTATTCTAGAAAAAAGAAGCATAAAAGTTTTGAATATTAAAAAATTATTTGTACATTTACACTAACATTAAAACAATCACTTAAAACATCAAACATGAGAAGAAACTTAGACATCAAATTCGCGTTAACATCAGTAACATTATTTATGGGGTTTATTATTTATAATATTATAATACACGGAATCCCAAATATTTAACAACAACAAAGAAACGGGTACCTTAATTGCTAATGTAAGCCATTAGAGGGATTGAGGAGGGGGTTAACTCTATACAGTTGCAAATGTTATAGAGGGGTTGGAGCCTAATTAACTCCAACCTTTCTGCCCGTACGATTACATAAACTTAAAATATCTAAATCATAGTAAGTTTAGGTTTAACAACAACAACGAAACACTCTAATTATTTAGGGTGTTTTTTTTTATCTAAAAATTTGGAAATGTAAATATAATACTGTATATTTGTACTGTTAAATTATTAAAACAAATTATTATGGCTAGAACAAAATATTATTACATTTGGATTGAGGGTTTTTCACCTAGAAATGGTGAACTACTAAAAAAACTAACCGATTATGGTTATGACGTTACAAATAAAATAACCGAAGCATTAAGGGTTAAAGAAGATGACTTAAATTATATTAAAGATTATCTATCTCGACATGGTGTTGCTGATTGGGTATTGGAAAATCCAGAAAGTTATGTTAGAACTAATTATGCACCTAGTGGAACTATTCTAAATACAAGGGGTAATTTTCTTAAATCTTATTAAAAATTATTTGCATAATTAAATTATTTTATTTATCTTTATGCTATGGTTAAACAAAACAACAATACTATGTTACAAATTTCAGAAGAACAATTAAAACAAGCAATTAAGAACGCAAAAGTTTCTATCTCATTTGAAGATGAGGAATTTCAGAAACAGTATTTTAGAGGCGTTAGGGATACACTAGAACAGTTGTTTTATAAAACTTCAACAAACGAAAAAGAAAAAGAAAAAATTAATAAAATCTAGATATGAAGAATTTTAACTACATTGAGGTAACCTATATACACGAAGACAAAAGATTTAAAAAAAGGGTGCAAAACCTTGTAGTTGCAGAAACTAGATTAATATCTCAAATATTAGACTTTCACGATGTAGATTTCGTTGAGGTTAGGAAAAAAGAATTTAGGGGTAGTAGAGAAGAATTTGAAAACATTTTAAATTAAATATTATGCCATACAAAGATAAAGAAAAACGTAAGGAAAAACAAAAAGAATATAGTCGTAAAAATTATTTAAATAATAGAGAAGAAGTAATTAAACGTACTGCCGAATGGAAAAAAAATAATCCCGAAGCAAATAGGGAACATTCAAAAAATGCTTATTATAAAAATAAAAATAAATTAGGTTAATTAAAATATTATCTTTATCTTTACACTATCGTTAAACAAAAAATAAATTAATATGAAAATATTTGAAGACTTAGAATTCAAAAAACACTCTGCATTCCCACATTTTAAATCACAAGCATTAATGGAGTTTGACAACAAGTATGGCATATCAGTTGTTAATGGTCAAGGTGCATATTGTAGTGAGGGGACTTATGAAGTTGCTGTCCTATTTGAAGGCAATTTAACTTATGATACTCATATAACAGATGATGTATTAGGTCATTTATCACCTAAAGAAATTACAGATATAATGAAAGATATTCAAGAACTAACGTCATAGTAAGTTAGTAGTTTAACAACAACAAGGAAAGGCACTCATCTAATGGGTGCTTTTTTTTTATCTAAAAATTTGGAAAAGTAAATATAATACTATATATTTGTATTGTTAAATTATTAAACTATATACTATGAGAACTTTCGAGAATAAAATAACAGAAGAAAAATTTACTAATGAGTTTGGGGAAACCATGTATATGGTTTTAAATATAGATTATAAAGTATATATTCATCATACTGATTGTACAGAAGATTTTGTTGAATTATCCAAATTCAATTTTTATCTAAATAAATCAGAAACAGAAGCATTAAATAATTTTTTAATGAATTATTTATCTTTAACTGAAATGAAATATTAATCAAATTAATTTGGAAAAGTAAATATAATATTATGGAAAAGCAAGAAGTAATATCGTTTTTAGAGGGATTGGTTGGCCAAAGGTTTAATATGCAATCACTTAATGATAAATTAGAAAAAGTATTTAACCAAAAAGTTGAATTACAAAATACATCGTTATTAAGAGAACAAGAAAATGATGATGATGACCTGTCGGACTATAACCTAATGTTTAATATAGAAGATGGTAGCGAACAATCTGGGTTTTTTGATATCTATATGTTACCGATGAGAAGAAAGGGTTTTGATGGTGCAGACATGTACATCACAGAAGTTGGTTATGAATTTGGATAATTAAAATATTATTCTTATCTTTATACTATCGTTAAACAAAACAATATTTACTATGCAATTAATGGAATTTTTAAGACAAGAGCAAATCGCTTATGAGATAGCAAAAGAATTAAACAAACCTCAAATTAAACACATTATATCTGAAGCAAATAGATTCTTAGAATTTGCAACACACATTAAAAATAATTTTCTTTATTATGATTATGATGTAACACCCGAAACAATCGATAAAGATATTAAATGTTTGAATTGGAATATAAAGGAATTTAAAAAAGCACTAATCTCAAAAAGTGATGAGCCAATCCAATACATCACATTAAATAAAGTTGCTACCAAAATTTATTTAAACTAAAATTAGGAAAAGTAAATAATATATTGTATATTTACACTATCGTTAAACAATTAAAATAAATTACTATGTCAAAATATATGGTCTTCAATTACACAGACAATCTTTACGCTACACAAAGTCAGTTTAAAACTAAAAAAGATGCAAATGAATTTATAAAAAAGTTCAGAAAAAGTTTTGAAAAACAAGGGTATTATAGAGATAACCGAAGAAATAAAATATCCCCAAAACATATTGACTTGGAAGTAATATCAAAAAACTTTACACCTTATAGATAATGGAAAAAACTAAAGAAGAAAAAAAGGGATTTAAAATGGGTGTGTTTACCACTGCTATAATATCAATAGGGTATAGTCTTTTTGGTATGGGTGTTATACTATCCGCAATAGGAGTAATTCTAATGATATTTGGACTTGTAAATATTATAGAATATAGTAGAGTTACAAATGAAGAACTTTATAATGAAGCAAAAGATAGAGTTGAGAAAAAATACTCAGGAGTAAAACCTTTACCAACTTGGAAAGAATTAAATAAATAAATAAATCAAATAACATGAAAACGACAAATGCAATAGAAAATGCTTTAAAAAATAAAGCATCAAACGAAATAAGTGATATAGTAGACAATTTCATCAATGACATAAAGAATAAGGTTGTAGATAAATACAAATCAAACGCATACTCTTATGACTTGGGAAACGATACAAAAGATATACATATACAATCTAATCATTTGAAAGGAGTGCTAGTACGAATGTTAAGTGAAAAACACCTTAATAGAATGGTAGAATGTAAGTCTGCTGAGTTAATAAAGAAATTAGATTTAGAGTTATAATATAAAAACAAAACAAAGATAACTAATATGGAAAAGGATAGGTATAAATATTTTAGTTTAATATTGAGTTATATGATTAAAAACCAAAACGAAGATGAGTAAAGAAAATACAAAAACATTTGAATGTATAGAGCATGGAGAAAAGTTTCTTATTAATGCTAAAGATATTAATGAAGCACAAGAAGTCGCCCAAATGTATGGTGGTAGTGTAATAAAAGAAGTTAAGAGTTCATAGTAAGTTGGTGGTTTAACAACAACGAAAGGTATTCCAGATTATTGGAATACCTTTTTTAGTATATACACTTTTGTGTATATTTGGTTATATAGTAAATAAAAAAAAGGACACCAATGTTGATGTCCTTCTTAATTTAATTTGAGGCATAAATTTTACCAATTATTGATGCAAAATCTAATTTAAGTTTTGGCTTCCTACTTAACTAGTATTTTATAGGGTTTATTATACACCTTTCAGCACCTCAAAAATATAAAAAAGGAAGTGTGATTGGTATCTCTCATACGCTATTTAGGTATTTCTTTCAATACCCACCGTGATACCTGATAGTTTGTAGTGCGTATCCCTTAAAGTTTACACACTTCCTTATTTAACCTTAAACTCCGTAAGTTATTATATTATAAGCTATAAAGCCAATAAAAGCCAAAACACTTAATAATAAACTAACTACTCTAAAGTTAATGTGGTATTTTAAAATAAATCTCATAGTATATAATTTTAATAATTTAACAATACAAATATACAATATAATATTTAATTATCCAAACATTTATATATAAATATTTTTATAAAAAAAAATTAAAAAAAAACTAAAAAAAATTTGGTAGTTTAAATTATTATCCGTAATATTGTACCAAGTTAAACAATTAAAAAAATATATAACTATGAAAAGAGCGACAAAAAGAAGATTAGAAAACACAGTTTGTGGAATTTTTAAATCAGTAATGGTATTACAAGCAACTATGTTAATTTGGGCAGTTGGTTTTATGTTAGTGAAATTATTTGAAACAACTTTCTAAAATCAATTAAATTAAATTTAAGGGGTGCAGAAATGTATCCCTTTTTTTTTGCCTAAAAATTTGGTAGTTTAAATTATTATCCCGATATTTGTATCGTTGATGAGTTAATCGAAACGGGCTGAGTAATCAGGAGAGTAGACTCCAACACGCATATATATAAAATATTCATAAAAATAAATTTGGTAGTTTAAATATTATATTGTATATTTGTATCGTTGTTAAATTAAATATTATTACTATGACAAGAGAAGAAAATGTTACTGCGGTTCAAATGGCAATGATTAAACAAAATAATCAGGCTGTAGGGTTAACCATGTATGGGAGTCAAATAATAACCTTTACTGAAAGGGAAATAGACTATGTGAGGGAATGGTCTAATGATAAGTTAATAGAATGGCTATCCAAGTGGTAGAATAGATTATCTAAACGAATAAAGGGGTGCAGAAATGTATCCCTTTTTTTATTTATAATATTTGGTAGTT